TGACTTACATCTTACTAATAAGTTTAAAGAAAAAGGTAATGTAGTAGACGGAACTAAAGGCAATTGGACTTTACAAGAAGGCGAAAATGATATATTTATGATTAATAATATATCTGGAGAAAAATTTAAAATTAATTTATCTAAGGTAAAAGGAGACTCATAATGGCACTATTTTCAGGCGGAACAGAAATGATCAACGCGGGATCGCTTCTTGTAGGTGGTATTCCAACGGGAACAGTAGTTCCTTGGACAGATTCAACGGTTGCAACAGGTTTTTTAGAATGCAATGGTGCAGCTGTTTCAAGATCAACTTATTCTGCCTTATTTGCAGTCATAGGTACAACTTATGGTGCAGGTGATGGTTCATCTACTTTTAATTTACCAGATTTACAAGACGAAGTTGTTGTAGGTAAATCAAACAACAAAGCTTTAGCGTCTACTGGTGGAGCAAATACTACTCCAGTTGCACCCGCAGGTAACGTATCTACTAATATTAACGTTACAGGTAACGTCGGCGGTTCAACAGGTAACGCATCTTTATCAACTTCTCAGTTAGCTTCTCACTCACATAGTATACCTACAAGATCATCTCCTCCTAATGATGGAAGTCCTTATAAAGCAGCTGGTCAAATAAGAGGTTTTGATGGTCCTACACCTAATACAGGTAGTGCAGGTTCAGGTAACGCACACTCTCATAATATGAGTGCAAACTTTAGTGGTAGTGGTAATGCTTCAAGTAACTTTAGTGGAACTACAGTTAACCCATCAATTTTACAACCTTACTTAACATTAATTTATATTATAAAAACTTAGGAGAAATAAAATGGCAACAAATGCAAATTGGACAGTAGTATTTGATGACAGATGCATAATTAAAAATTATGCAGAAGGAGCAAGTCAAGGAGTTGGTTATATTATTGATGATGATTCATTTTGGTCTGATTCTAAATTTTCAAACATTTGGGCTATTCAACACGGCACATCAGTAACCACTGACGAAGTAGAATACAGAGATGAAACTCCACACACAAGTTATGCAGATGCTAATTTAGGAGACATAAGTCAATTCTCTTCTAGATGGGATGCAGTTCATTTATCTGAATTACAAGCTGATTGGGATGGAAATAATATAGATGGTGAAACGGAAGCTGAAAAAATTTCTAGAATAGGTGAAAGACCTACGTCTTATTCTTCATAGAAGAAAAATTAAAATAACCACCAAACATATACCTATCTTTACCTTCCGGACAGGGCATACCTCTATGAGTATGAGTAAAGTAAGAAGGAAGTATAGCTAATCTTCCTTTTTCAGATTTAATGATACGTTTATCTAAAAACTGTGTTCCACAATCATGAGTGCTTAAATAAATCATAAAATTTAAAATTCTATTTGAATTTTCTATTGAATGTTCGGAATGCCAATTTTCAAAAAAACTACCATCTTTCCAATGTTTAAATCTTATTTCAGTTAAATAAAAGGGACCGACATAGTTTAATTCTGGATAAATTTTTATATATTCATTTAATTCTTTTTGAAATCTTTCTTTTAAAAAAGAAAGAATATCGTTTTTTAAATAAGGTGAATTATCAAACATAAATACACCATTATATTTACCTTCTTTATGATAATCTTTATCGTGACTTTTATCATCATTAGGTAAGGTTTTAAAAAATTTTATTACTTCATCACATTCTTTTTCAGATAAAAAATTATCCTTTACATAAATAAAATTTCTTATCATTTTAAGGTCTAAGCTTCATCCAAGAAGTCACGATATATTTTTTTCCTGATAAAGGAGGATTACCTCTGTGCACATAAGGAAACGCTGCAGGCCAAATAACTATTCTACCAGTTTTAGGTTTTACTCTTTTTGAAAAATGTAAAAATTCTGTTTCTCCACCTTCTTCTACATCATTTAAATAAATAGTAAAAACAAAAGCTCTAGATTCATTATCAAATCCTTTGCCGTGTTCTAAATGCCAAATATGGTATCCTTCTGTAGGTAAAGTCCTTTGAACTTTCATAACATTAAAATGAAAATTTTCTACACCATAAGCTTCTACTGCTCCTGTAGTATCGGAATAATGTTTAAAAGCCATGTCAAAATTAATCATCATAGATTTATATTCTGCCCACCACACATCCATATTATTTGGAGACGCAAAAAATTGATTATCTTTTTTTGTTAATGCCCCAGCGTTTTCAAAATTTTTTCTATTTAAAGTGTTGTTAAATTTGTGTTGGTCTTCAAATATTTTTATAGCTTTATCGCATTCTTGAGGTAAAATGTAATTATCATATACGCCTATAAAATTTTCTATTTTATGTGTTCTTTGAATCATTGTCATACTTTTTTAATATCTGAATATCTTCTTGAGTTTTCTTTTGGCCTTTATTTTTTAAAACGTTGTCATAAGCATGGTGTGTAAACGGACCTTCTTTATTTACATAATGTAAAAATACTTGAGCCATACCTTCACCTTTATATATTCCAGGCCTCCAATGTTTTTGTTCACAACCTGCATATAAAATTGCGTCACCTTCTTCTAATTCAAAAGAAGTACCTTCGATTACAATAGGCCAGTTATCTTCTTTTTTTATACAAGCAGTGACAGATATTTCACAAGATGGTCTATCAGAATGTTTTTTTAACATTCCACCAAATACATAATATCTCCAAAAAGAATATGTAGGAAATAATTTTAAGTTAGATTCTTTTTCTACCCTGGGTAATTTAACATCTAATAAAGATGTCATTAAAGCATCTTGATACCAAGCAGGAGAAAAATTAGTTTCATTAAGAAGATATATACCTTGATCTAATTTTCTATGACAATATTTTTGATATATTTCTAGTTCTTCTTTTGAAAAAAAGTTTTTTATTAATTTATAATCTACTGCAGCCATGCAACTATACTATACCTTGTTCCTTTCTTTATAGGTTGAATACCGTGAGGATACATAAAATTACTAGGAAAAAATACAACTGAGCCTTTTCCAAGTTTTAATTTTTTAATTTCTTTATCTTTTTGATCTGTAAAAATTAATTCTCCTCCTTCATATTCATCATTTAAATTCATAATAACACTTAAATGTCTAGAGGAATTTGTTAAGTGATCGGTATGAACATTATACTTTCCACCGGGTTTATATTTTAATAAATCTATTTGATTAATTTGAGAATTATCAACTTTAGAAAATTTTGTTTTATAATAAAAATGAAGTCTTTCTATTTCTTTTTTAATAAATTGCCAATAAAACATATTTGTAGGAGTTTTATCATTTAAATGATAGCCTTTTACATTTCTAATAGTTTTATCTACACCGGCTTGAACTGCCATATTAATTTTAGCTCTTTTATTTATAAAAGGTATTATTTTATTTATGAATCTAGGATCTACTATATTTTTTATTTCAACAATTGCTTCTAAATGATCCATTATTATACTTTCTTTTTTATTAGTTTATTAATATCAGGTAACCAAGCATATTTCAAGGGCGAATTAATAAACATATATTTTAAATTATGTAAATTTTCTACAAGCACTTGACCTGGAAAATTTAAGCTAGTGTTTAATAAAATACCATCTGAGGCCTTTAATAAATTGTAATAATTAAAGTTTTGATTTTTGTTAACTGTTTGCACTCTACTACTTCCATCAATAGCACAAACGTTAGATAAATTTTCTTTTGTTTTAAAAGCATACATCATATAAGGAGATACTTTTTCTTGCATATCAAAAAATAAATTTGCTTTTTCTTCAATTACACTAGGTGAAAAAGGCCTATACCATTCTCTATTTTTTATAGCATTTATTTTTTCTACAGCTTTTTTATTAAAACAATTTATTAATAGCGATCTATTACCTAGTCCTCTTTGACCTTGCTCCGATCTACCTTGAAACAAAGCTACAGGATTATCTTTTAATAATTCAGAAACTTTAACTTCATTACTATCTACTATGTCAAAATCTTTATTTTTAAATATATTTAAATTTGTGTAGTCAGGTAGGGGACCTAAATAAACGGTGTTTAATTTTTCAAGTTTACCTTCCAAAAAATAATTTAATAATCCTAATGAAATACCTGAGTCTATACAAACTGGATCAATTTTAAAATTTTTATACTTTAAAAATTGACAATTAGCTAAAATATTTTGTGCTACACCACCTGTGTAATTAACATTTTCTTTTGGCATTATTTCTAGTAAATCTTTTTCAGTTATTTTTTGAAGAGAGTATAAAAAATTTTGACACTCAGTATTATTTCTTTCTTCTGTTAAATTATTAGAATGCTTTATTAATTTATTTCCATATTGAGATAAGGCCATTGTTTTTCCACAGAAATGAAATCCTTCTTCGTATCTAGAATTAAATAGCATAGCGGTTATGTTTCCATATCTTATTCCAATTCTTTTACGATAACTTGCAATTAAATTAAAATTTTTATCATAAATTGATTCTCTTTCACTTTCTTCGTTCCCGTGAGATATGCCGCCGCCATCAGCTACGACATAATTTTCATTGGGTCCTAACATAGCTTTACTACAATAAGCGTGTAAAAGATGATGTTTTCTATTTTTTTTGTTTGCAAAGTTTATAATTTTAGTTTGATCATTTATAAGTTTAAATTTATTAAATACTTTTTTTAAATAAAATTCATCTTCATTATTATCTTTATCTTGTAGATCTACAAAAAGTACAAAATTAAATACAATTTTTAAAGATTGTAGATATACTAATAAAGAATTGGATAATTTACTGTCGTGTTTAATTCTGTTGAATCTATCTAATTGACAATGCATTAGTAATTTGTTGTTTTTAGATATGGAAAATGCTCCATCGTGACCAAAATGAATTGATAGTATATGCATTTAGATATAGAATATTGTGTCTTTCATAATTTAAATAACTAATATATAACGTATAATATGCTACAAAAATTAAATTTCAAGCCTGGTTTTGACAAACAAGTTACTGAGTCCGGTGCAGAATCTCAATGGATAGATGGAGATTTTGTTAGATTTAGATATGGATTGCCAGAAAAAATAGGGGGCTGGTCACAGCTAACTACAACCAATGAAACATTACCGGGAGTAGCACGAGCACAACACACTTTTGCATCTATAGCAGGAGAAAAATATGCTGCCATAGGAACTTCTCAAGGTTTGTTCTTATACTATGAAGAAAAGTTTTTTGACATTAGTCCGTTAGCTACGGCTATCACTGGAGCTACATTTACTTCAGTATCAGGTTCTTCTACTGTTACGGTTAATAAATCAGCACATGGTTTATTAAATGGAAGATATGTGACTTTTTCATCTGTTACTGTTCCAACAGGTTCAGGTTATACAGCATCAGCTTTTGAAGATAATACTTTTGAAATTAGAAATAAAACTTCAAGCACCTTTGAAATTATTATGCCCTCAAACTCAGGAGGTAGTTCTACTGCAACAGGATCGGCAACTATTAATCCATATGAATTAGTTGGTCCAACTTTTCAAACCGCTGGTTTGGGTTGGGGAACATCTACATGGGGATCAAGCACATGGGGAACTGCAAGTGCTACTAGTAACGTAATTTTAGATCCAGGTTTATGGTCATTAGATAATTTTGGTCAAGTTCTTATTGCAACTATACACAATGGTAAAACATTTACATGGAATGCAGGAGCAACCAATGCAAGAACAATTAGAGCAACTGTAATGGCTAACGCTCCGACCGCATCAAGATTAACACAAGTTTCCGATAGAGATAGACATGTATTTCATTTTGGAACAGAAACAACTATAGGTAATGTAGGAACACAAGACCCTATGTTTATTAGATTTAGTGATCAAGAAAATTTTAACGAATATCAACCAACTGCTACTAATACTGCAGGAACTTTTAGAGTAGATAAAGGTAACCTAATTACAGCAGCTGTTTCAGGTAAAGATTATACTTTAGTTTTAACCGATACTTCAGCTTATATTATTCAATTTGTTGGTCCTCCTTTTACTTTTTCTATAAAACAAGTTGGAACTAACTGCGGATGTATTGGACAGAATGCATTAAGTTATTCTAACGGTTTTGTGTATTGGATGTCTGGTGAAGGTGGTTTTTTTAGATTCGATGGTACAGTAAAACCTATACCATGTTTAGTAGAAGATTTTGTATTTACAAACGATGGAGATAATTTAGGTATAAATTACAATTCTAGTCAACTTGTATATTGTGAACACAATACTTTATATAATGAAATTAACTGGTTTTATCCTTCATCAGGCACAGAACAAATAAATAGATGTGTAACCTATAACTATGCAGAAGGTGTTTGGACAACTTCTTCTTTAGCAAGAACTTCTTATGCTGATCAAGGTGTGTATCAATTACCTTATGCAACAGAATATAATAGAACAGCAGTACCTAATTTTGATATACAAGGAATTACA